TCAATCTCTATCCTGTCTGTCTTAAACATGGAGCCGCCCAAGGGGACCGGGGATTGTCCGTACTGTCCAGAGTATCCGAACTCCCCCAGCTGTGTCCTGGCCTCTGTCAACACCTTCCTGGACATCCTCTCTGGGTCCATCAGTCCGTCCACATATCGACGGCGAAGGAACCGGGGCTTGACCTCATATCCCTCCGACATATCTGCTGGGAGACAGACGTGCTTGACCTTCCCTCCACCCTTCCCCTTGGAGATGCGGTTTCCAGTTGGATCGTTCTGATGGAGACGTTGCATGATGAGGATCATGGGGGTGATGTCCTTGGCCACTTTCCGAGAAGGGAGGGTCTCGTTCATCCAGTCATTAGCATTCTTGATCTCCGCATCTGACAACACCTTCTGGGGATCAATGGGATCGTCAATGATGAGGAAGTGTCCGTGGAATCCAACTGGTGATTTGCCTCCTACTGTCACACTCTTCCTCATCCCTCCCAGGGTGTTCGCAAAATAGCCCTTGGTGTTCTGGTCTTCCCTGAGTTGGATGTGAGGCCAACAGTCTTGGAATGAAGGCTTCTGATCATGACGGTCTGTCTCCTGGAGGATGTCCCTGCACTTCCTGGAGAGGTCCATTCCCAGATCAAAAGCATGGCTCCCACAAATGTGACGGGCGGTGGGCATCCTGGTCCACGTCCATGCCGGGAAGGCGACAGATGCGATAGTGGACTTGGTGGACCCTGGAGAGATGTTGACGATGAGGTCATAGCGTTTCGGCTCGTTCTCAAAGACCCTCTCAGCCATGGTCTGGAGTTGGTCACACATGTACTCAATATGCCAATTCCAGATTGGGTCTTCTGGCACAATCACATCCCAGAACTCTTTGAGGAATTCAAAGAAGGACTCTTCACAAATTGACCGGACCAGATCCACCTCACTGAATGAGGGTTGTTTCACCGGGGATGTTTTCAAGGCGTCGATGATTCCCGTTGGCATTTGCTATCTCTCCCTTCTTTTCACGAAGTGCTGCCAGGATGATCCGTCTCACCTCAAGTGGAAGACTCAACTCCTTCATGGAGATCACTGAATGACTGTGCTGATGTTCAATGTTCCCGCTCACGTTCACATCAAGTTTTTCGTTGTATCCCCGGTCTCTGTTGATGGTCTTATTGACGAAGATGGTGGCGGAACTGTCTCCCCTTGCTACCAATGCGACCAGGGCCGACTCAAAATAATTCTTCTTGTGGAAATCCATCTCCTGGATCAACTCTTGAAAATCCGGCTCTGATGTCACCCAGGACTCAAAGGTTTTCCGGGAAATGTTGACCGTAGAACAAGCACGTGAGACGTTGAAGTTGGACGTGACCAGGGCATGAAGGAAGAGGTGTTGTCTCGCTCGTTTCCCCTGGTGGACCAACATGGCTTCCACTCGTTGGATTCCATTTGGTTCTGATTCAACTGCTTCAATCTCGTTGTAGAGTTCTGCGAGATGTGGAGGGAGTTTCTGGAAGATGTATTCATGGAAACCAGCCGTGGGAGACATCCCACCTCCCACCACCCTTCCCCGTTCAATCGCATCTCCCAATGCCGGCTTGGATTTCTTCCATCGTCTCAAACATGTGGTAGACACCCCCAGGGACTTCGCCATTTGGGTCTCACTGACTCCATCACGGGCGAGTTCATACACCGTCACATAGAACTCATCTTTCCAGGATGTCTTCGCCATTGGTCTCTCCCTTTCAGTGAGGAAACATGTTGTCTTTATAACACATCAACCAATCCGCCACCATGTTGATCATTTTGGACCTCCATAGAGTTGTTGAATCCGTTCAATGTCATCTTTCCTGGGAGCCAAAGCATCATTGATGTATGGAAACATCAGTGCGTTCGAATCACGGGAATGTCCCAATCCCAGAAGATGTCCAATCTCATGACATGCGACAGACCGAAGGATGACACCGTATTCATCCGATCCAGGGAGAATCCAATTCTCCGCCAGATCAAATTTGGTCAACAAGACTCCATCATAGTTCTTAGTGGGTGGTAATTGAGCCCAAGCCAATGTCTTCCCGGCCCGCCCAAACCCTTGACGCCGGTTGTTCCCCACGGCAATGATGATGTCAAATTCACCACTCTGGTCCACCTGTTCAAAGGTGAGCGGAGTCACCTCAGACCAAGCATCAAACGCCAAACGGAATTCCTTGTCCCACACCTCTCTTGTCATGTCAAAGGAGTCACGTCCTGCCATGTAATAACGGAGATGCGTCCTTCCCCAACTTGACCTTTGACGAATGGCTTGGAAAGAACTGTCAGGGACCGCGCAAAATGGACATCCCCTTCGTTTGAAAGGTCCACCACCTAGCAACCAACTGTCACTCATGAATAATCCACCAACAACCACGCCGGTTGATATGAAATTCCTTCTTGTTCCCATTTTATTTCTCCTTCCTCTTCCCTGTTTCGACACCCCCAGCCTAGCAATCCATTGGATTGTTTCTGAGGGTGGGAGGATTAGATTTCTGAACCCCTCGCCAATGTCGATTTCAACACTGGTGGTTGACCCAATTCCTCACGGACCACCTCACGGGCGATGCGTTCCATCTCCCTGGGTGCCATTTCCCAAAACATGTGCATCATCATTTGAGTCTCAGCCGTTTGTTGACTCACGATTCCAACGCCATGTTTGTACTTATCCAGTTCACTCATTAACCGGAATTGATTGACACCCAAGATGATGACCATAGCCACCAACAATGATGTCAAAAGCATCTTGATAATTTTCATGTCGCACCTTCCCTGGTCTCTTCCTCTCATTCTCCGATGAAAGCAATTTGATATTCAACGTCTCCTGCACCCGTGTTGGCCACCTTCAAAATATCAGCCGTTCCCGCCGTGACCGCAAAACCCGCCGTTGATGGATTCCAGATGAACAACGCCCCACCTGGCCCAACCTTCACCAAATCCGTTCCATCACCAAGCCACGAATCCCACGGATTTGATCCGGCCCCAACTTCAAGAATCCCGTCCGCATCCGTGGAGAGATTCCGGTTGATCACGCAAAATGACCGGATGATGGTGAAAGTGAGCGTCTCCCCGAACACATCCACAAGACCACCAGCTAGATCAAATGTCTCGTTGGCTGATCCTGCGAGAACACGAATGTCATGCCAAAGAACCCTGGCAACATCTGGTTGGGCGGTCCCATCTGTCAACGAATCCAGCAATTCCATCGTGTTTGAATCCACGATCTTGGGGGAGAGAGATGAGAGTGTTGAATCCGGCTGATCCGTGTGTTTCCAGATCAGGCGAAAATTCAATTCTGTCTTCAAGTCTTTTGCCATCGTTGTTCTCCTGTTGGATTGGTCTACTTGTTTTCTGTTCGCTCATTATACCATCGGGTGACTAGCAAAATCCACGGGAATTTTCTAGCCAAAACCCGTGGAAAAAGCACATTTCTGAGAAAACCACTCAAAATAGCACTTACTGTACTGTTCATGGTTTTATCTGTCGATTATAAATAGGGAATGAGAAACAAGTTCAACTCAAACACGGAGACCAAAACGATGACAAACGAAACAACCACCATTGCAAACGGAACACCAGTCATCTGCCAAACGGGTGGAAGTCATTTCCTGTTTGGTCAAGTTGTGTTTGCCGGCGATGACAAATGGGGAACATATTACGACATTTGCGTGACACTGATCAGCACCGAAGAAGAGCAAGTTTCCAAGTTTGAAACCGTCCACGTCATCAGTGATGAAACCATGAAAGGAATCGGTTGGAAACTGGCCAGCACCGAAGACATCCGAATTGCCAACCTTTACCTAAGCTAACTAATCACGGACCTGGGGATGTCAAAAAACTCCCCTTTCACTTTCATCAACTTTCACCTTTAACTTTTGGAGACCACAATCATGGGAACTTACATTCACACTTTTTCGGCACAGAGAAGAAAAGTCGAATTTGGAAGTCATGGAGTCAAACGAACTCTCAACCTCATGCCATATGCTTACAAGAACACCCACTGTTGGGATGAGACAGAAGAGAAATGGCGAGACCGGAAACACACCAGTGCTGACCGTGCCGCCGACAAAGCAAAGGAAGAAGGACGGGCAGACTTGGTCATCCTTCGTGACTCCTGGGACAAGGTAGAGATGGGAGACACGGTCTACAAGTTTGGTGGTTCATCTCATTGTGATGCGAATGAACACCACCTTGAAGCATTTGGTTTCATCGTGGGACGGAAAGGGAATGGTCAATTCATCGTTGGGATGAAGTGGATGTCCCAGGAATATGAGACCACCACCATCACGGAAGGCAACATGTGGGACCGTGTCATCCGTTACAAGTATTCTATCCGTCGATGGGATGAGGTGGTGAGAACTCCTAAGTCCGTTGAAGACTACAAAGATTCCTGCTATTCAAAAGAAGAAATTGAGAGAATCGTTGAGAGACACAATTCCTTCCTCTGCGTCCATGAAGAAGAGATTGTGGATTCATCAGTAGTCCACAAAGTATAGTCCCCGTTGACCTGGACATGTCTGGAAACTGTCCATCCTTTTTTCCGTTTCTTATCACGAGTATATGTTGAGACTTCAAACTTTAACTAGGGAGACCAAGACGATGGAAATGACAAAAGCACGCATCCGAGAATTACGGACCCGACTGGAAACCCAACTCTCCGAATTCAGCAGAAGTCTGGGAGAGGACCAAGACACCACCACTGGAGGGATGGTGTTTGAAATTGGGACCATCACCTATCGGGATCAGCAAATCCGGTTCACGGTGATAGGGAACGCCGTGGATCAATTGACGGGAGAAGTCTTCTCCCAAGAAGCCGATGACTTCAAGCGATACTCCGTGGACTACGAAGTTGCCACGGAAGCCCTGGGGATGCGGTTCATCCATCGTGGAGAAGAGTTCACGTTGACAGGATTGAAGAGACGGAGACGGAAGTATCCATTCTCTGCGGTGAGTATTGCCACGGGGAAATCATACAAGTTCCCCGTCCATGTGATCAAACGAATTGCTCCCCAACCGTGATCACCACCACCTCCCCTCACGGATGAGGGGAGAGAGTTGTGACCACTTCAACACCAACCAGGAGACCAAGACCATGCCAACGAAAATTCCCGAAGGGTTGAGACATCGGATGAAATCAAAAAGCGACGATCCACAAGAAGTTGAGTCCACCTTTGAGGGGTGGAAGATTGTGCCAGTCCGATCCAGGAAACTCACTTGCGGAATATGCCGGACCAAGATGAAGAGTGGAATGAAAGGGTGGCACCACGCATACTCTGATGGGGATTCCTACTGGTGGTGTGAGCGGTGCATGACGGATGATGATCACATTGTCCCTGGAGTCACGACTTGCTACACCGTTGAAGAACTGAAAGCAGCCTGGCTGGTGAATCCACTGAGAAAACCAAAAAACCTTTGATCACCTCACCCTATAAAAGCAGGGTCTCTGAGAAAAAAGCAGAAAACGGGTCTTCACTGTACTGTTCATGGTTTTATCTGTCGATTATAAATAGGGAATGAGAAATGAACTCACCAACCACGGAGACCAAAACGATGACCACAACACTTGCTATTCTGTCGATTGTAGTACTCATCACCGGACTGATGAAATGGGCGGCCTGGTTCGACAAGAAAATTGGACACGCTCACCTCACCATCTGATCACCTCAGACACGGAGACCAAGACCATGACCAAGACAACAAACGACCTCTCAGAAAAATTGATCTCCACCACATGTGGAGACACGATCTTCATCTATGAAGAAGGAACAGCAGACGAAGTCAACAAACAGATTGAAACCAAAATGCTCCGAGAAGGAACCTCCCGAATAGAACGAGACGGGACAACCATCTTCTATCGGGACATGGTGGTTGTCGAACTGAACGCGGACCACCGGGACATTGAGATATACACCTGGGACAAGTCCGGGAACCGTGTCAAGTTTGCCCGTCATCGGATCACAACCAAAGACGGGGAAATCCTCAACGATGAAATCACCAAACACGTTTTCAAAGTTCTCTAAGAATTCACCAAGAAAGGAAACCAATTTCAATTTCTTATCACGAGTATATTTAAGACCAACCAACTTTCACACTTTTCATGACTAGGAGATTTTCAGATGATTACAGTTTTTGGAGCCAACACGACACTTGAAGACCTTCAACGGATTCCCCTTGTCAGACCACCCAAGGCGGGAGCATACTGGCAGGGAGTTCCACACGGAGCATTGGTCAACACCCTCAGTGATGAAATCCGATCCCGTGGATGGACCATCACGGACCAGAAGTTTTCTTTGTCCAAGGACAAGGGAGATTTGGTTGGTGCCTTCGGGTTGAAGATCAAAGGTGTGGACGCACCAGAAGGACAATCCTTGTCCCTGGGTTTTATCACGTCCAACATGATGCGGGTGTCCTTGAAACTTCTGGTGGGGACAAACGTGGCGGTCTGTTCCAACGGAATGGCGACGGGAGAAATTGTGATGCAACGGAAGCACACTCACGGTTTCAACATGATCCAGGAAATTGAGTATTCCCTGGACCAGTACATTCCACGCGCCCACAAGATCAATCACATTGTGGAGGGACTTCAAGAAACGGTCTTGTCTTCCACCCGATCTGATGAAATCCTGATGGAAGCCGGAAGAAACCGTCTGATGCCCTGGTCCAGAATCGGAGCCGTGGACAAAGAGTATCGCAATCCCACCTTCGCCGAACATGGGAAGGACACGAGTTGGGCGCTGCTCAATGCGTTCACTCACACCGTGAAGCGGAATCCACCTCTCCAACAGATGGAGCAGATGAATCGTTTCCGGGAATTACTTCCTTCCCAATACGTTCCCGAAGTCATTGATGCGGAAATGAACTGAATGAAAAGACAACACCCCTGGGGACGGATTCCCAGGGGTGTCCTTTCATTTGGATGGACAACATTTGTTTGATGTGTTATCCTCCAACATCCAACCACTTCAACACCATCTCAGGAGACCAAGACCATGACCATGACCATCCGCCAAGACGCCCTCACCGAAACTTTTGAGGATGTCAAAAAACTCATCCACCAAGCATGTCACTCATTTCAAAAGAAGTATGGTGGGAACTATGAAGACCTTTTCTCTCAGGCCCAAGAAGTTTTTCTTGAAGCCTATGATAGATTTGACTCCACCAAAGGAATGACCTTCTCCACCTATATCCGTCAAGTCATCTGGTGGCGACTCCAAGACGAACAGAGACACCAGGCCCAAAGAAACACCAAACTTCCCCGCGATTCATCGGATGTGACTGATTGCCAAAAGGTTGTCTCATCTCCTGTTTTCGATCTGGGGGACTTCTGCGAAATCACCGGGATGTCACCAGATGCGATGAAGGTGGTCCGGTTGGTGGTCACACGGAAGGAAGTCCCAGGGATGATCCGAAGTGGGAAGAAAGCATTGAGAAACATCCTCACCAAAGAATTCAAATGGAGTGAAGGAAGAATCAAAGTCTCCTTCAAGGAAATCACCACCGCACTCAAGGAAGCCGTCGCATGACAAAACTCTATCCCTACCAAAAACGGGGAGTCAAAAAACTGGAAGCGTTTGATGGGAGAGTTCTCCTTGCTGATGAAATGGGACTTGGGAAGACCATCCAAGCACTTTGGTATTTCAAACGGAACAAGAAGTCTCCCGTGGTGGTCATCTGTCCGGCCTCCCTCAAATACAACTGGGCGAGGGAGGCGGCGGTTCACATCCGGGAACGTGCAGAAATCCTGGAGGGGACAAAACCACCGAAGAAAAAAGTCTTCAAGCAGAATCCGTTTGTCATCATCAACTATGAAATCCTTGGACCGTGGTTGGACTACTTGATTGACCTTGATCCCCAATTGGTCATCCTGGATGAGTGCCAGTACATCAAAAACAGGAGAGCCAAGCGGACCCGTTATGTGAAACAACTGGTCAAGGGTGTTCCCCATGTTCTGGCACTGTCGGGAACCCCTCTCACGAACCGTCCAGCTGAGTTGTGGACCACCCTCAACATCATCCGTCCCGATCTCTTCAAGTCATTCATGTCCTATGCTTTGGAGTATTGTAATGCGAGACGGACACCGTGGGGCTGGGAGTACAAAGGAGCCAAGAACCTGGACAAACTCCATGACATCTTGACAGAGAATTGCATGGTCCGAAGACGGAAGGTGGATGTCTTGAAAGACCTCCCGGCAAAATCCAGACACGTTGTCTCTGTTCCCCTGGAGAACCGTCACGAGTATGACGAAGCAGAGGAAGACTTGATCCTTTGGTTGTCCAAGTATTCCAAACGAAAAGCAAACAACGCCGCACGTGCTGAACGACTGGTCAAGATGGGCTATTTGAAACGACTCGCCGCCACGTTGAAACTGAAAGCCGTCACGGATTGGATTGACAGATTCTTGGAAGAGACGGATGAGAAGTTGGTGGTCTTCGCCATCCACCGTGACATCATAAAATCCCTGAGAGACCGCTATTCCCCACGGACCAATTGTGTCCTTGTCACTGGTGGTGTGACAGGGAAGAAACGTCAACGAGCCGTGGACAAGTTTCAGAACCACAAGGAGACACGGTTGTTCATTGGGAACATCCAAGCCGCAGGAATCGGGATCACCCTCACCGCATCCTCCACTGTACTTTTCGCAGAACTTGGATGGACTCCAGGGGAACACATCCAAGCAGAGGACCGTATTCACCGGATCGGTCAACAGAACAAATCAACGTGCTTTTATATGATCGGCGTGGACACGATTGAGGAACGGTTGTCCAGGATCATTCAGGAGAAGCAAATCGTCCTTTCCGCAACCCTAGATGGAGGCACAGTCAATGAAGAACTTGACATCTTCGACCAATTACAAAAGGAACTTGTCCATGAAGAATAATAAACAGACAAAACCCGCAACCATCTTTCTGAGGAACATTCCCCGTCCCGTGAAAGACCACTTCAAGGCCTACTGTGCCAGACGTGGAATCACGATGACGGAGAAGATGGTTCAGTTGATGCGGGAGACAATCAGAAAGGACGATTCCCTTGAAACTCGATGAACTGCTTCAATCACTTGGAGTCAATTTCATTCGTGAGGGACATCATCATTGTCGCCCGGGCTGGATTCAAACAGATTGCCCATTTTGCGGACGGGACACCCACCGTTTCCATCTTGGATGGAACTTGAACCACCTCTATGCGAACTGTTGGAAGTGCGGATCACATCGAATCGTTGAAACCCTCTCAGAGATCACCGGACTCACTCCAACCCACATCCAATCCCTTGTCCAATCATTGGATCAGGGACTTGCGATCATCCCAGAAGACGTGCGGGGAACCCTGGTTCTTCCCAAGGGGATTGGTGATTTTCAACCAGCCCACAAACGCTACCTCCAAAACCGTGGGATCTGTTTTGAATCTCTGGCACGATTATGGGGAGTCCGGGGAATCGGAATTCACGCAACTCTCCCTTGGAGATTGTTCATTCCCATTCAATTTCAAGGACGGGTTGTCTCCTGGACCACTCGTTCCATATCGGACAAAGGTGTTGTCCGTTACATGTCAGCACCCGCAGACCATGAAGCCGTCAACCACAAACGGATTTTATACGGGGAGGATTTTTGTCGCCATGCCATCATCGTTCACGAAGGTCCAACCGATGCGTGGAGAACAGGACCAGGGGCGGTGGCGACTTGTGGAACTGGGTTCTCCCGTTCTCAAGTTTTGCGGATCAGCAAATATCCAATCCGAGTGATATGCTTTGACAATGAAACGGAAGCACAAAAGAGATCCTCCCATCTTTGTGATTTGATTGAGTCCTTCCCTGGGGAAACATACAACGTCACCTTGTCAGCAAAAGACGCCGCCGAAGCAACTGAAATGGAAATCAAAGAGCTACGGAGGTTTCTGGAATGAATCCAAAATTTCGGGGAATCTGGATTCCCGCAGAAGTCTGGTTCATGTTTTTGAAGAAAGAAATTGGAGCAACTGAACTTCATCTTCTCGCAACCATTGATTCCCTGGTGACACCAGAGAAGGGATGTTTTGCTTCCAACAAATATCTTGGCAAGATGTTGGGAGTTCGTCCAGACTACATCGCCAGACTGATTAGCAAACTGAAACAAAAGCAACTCATCCAGCAAGTGAAGTTTGACGGACGCCGTCGATATCTTGAAACCGTGTGGTCACGGATTGAAGACTTGGACAGGACATCCAACCCAGACTTGGACTTGAGACCACCCGTGTCTTCCCCTTTGGGGAAGAAGGATAGAAAAGGTGATTCAGGCGGCGGGTTTGGTTTTGTGGTTGAGGCGGAAGATGAAGTCAGACAAGAACCTTTTGACAAGGCGTGTGCCATCCAATTCCAATCCACCCTCCCACCAAAGAAACAAAGAAAACAATTGCCCAAAACCTGGGCAGACCATTTTCGATTATTGAGAACAGAGGACGAACATTCCAAGGAGACCATTGAGGAAGTCTTGGACTGGTATTGTGTCAACTCCCAGGATCAATGGACTCCAAAGTGCTACACTCCAAAAATCTTCCGCCAAAAATTTGACAGAGTCATCGCCGCCATGAAACGGGATCATCAAGACAAGCCCACCGTGGACATCTCCAAGGAAGCAGAAAAAATCACGGAACGATTAAAAGCAAAACAATGGCCCAAGGGATCAGAAAGCCAACTTCCTTCCTTCGTTCAATTGAGTCTGGATGGCTATCAATGGTTTCAACAACAAGTGATCCAAAAAGTGGATCAACTCCATCCCGAAGCCGAGACCGATAGACAGGAAAGAATGAGACTCACCCGACACAAGAACCTCTTGAATCATCTGGTGAACACTCTCCCAGCTCCCTCCCACTTTGTGGAGATGTGGTTTGACAATATCTGGAAACGGGTCAACACCTGGGACAGCTGGAATGGAAATTTGTCGTCCCTCAGTTTTGATGTGGGTTCGACGCAGTTTGAGAGATACATCGCAGGACTAGTTGTTTCCTATGGGAGAGACGCAAACGAAGTGAGTTCAATTTTGACAGGGATGAAATGAAAGTCACCAAAAGAGACGGGTCCAGTGAACGCAGAATCCTCACGGGGATGATCGTGGACAGTCAAGTTCTCGCTCGCATTGTCACCAAGTGGGAACCCAACATGTTCAACTCCACTTGGGGGAACTTGATTGGCGGTTGGTGCGTGGATTTCTTCAACGAATATGAAACTGCTCCAGGGAAAGAGATTGAAGGTTTGTTTGAATCATGGGCAACAGACAACAGAGATGAAGACACCATCAAGATCATGGAAAAATTCTTGGTTGGTTTGTCCGATGAATATGAACGACTGACAAAAGAATCAAACAGTGACTATGTGATTGATCAGGCGTCCAAGTATTTCAACAGGATCAAGCTCAAACGGTTGAGTGAATCCATCAGTGGGGACGTGACCACCGGGAACCTGGACAAAGCCCTTCAACGAATCAATCAATATGGTCAACTGGAGATGGGTGTGGGGGCTGGCATTGATCCGTTGTCCGATGAAGAAGCAATCCGTGAAGCATTTGAAGAACAACTTGAACCCCTGATCAAATATCCTGGTGCGTTGGGACGGTTCTTTGGATCGGCTCTCCAGAGAGATGCGTTTGTTGCGTTCATGGGTGCGGAAAAACGGGGAAAGACTTGGTGGTTGTTGGATGTTGCTTGGCGGGCGATGACCCAACGAAGGAAGGTGGCTTTCTTTGAGGTGGGGGACATGTCTCAAAACCAGATCATGAGACGGTTGATGATCCGAGCCGCCCGCCGTCCATTGAAAGCACAGCGGTTCAAGTACCCCACGAAGATTGAAAAAGAATATGGTTCTCCAATGGCGGCGATTGATTGTGAAGACCGGGAGACCACGGACATGATGGGTTGGCAATCCGCTTTCAAAGCATGTCAACGAATCATCAAGACCAAGATCAAATCCAGTGAGCCCATGCTGAGATTGAGTTGTCATCCCAACTCCACCTTGTCCGTCTCAGGAATCCGGGCAATCCTCCAGAACTGGGAACGGGGAGGGTGGACACCGGATGTCATCGTGATTGATTACGCCGACATCCTCGCACCTCCCACCGGGATCTCAGACACACGAGATCAAATCAACTCAACCTGGAAACAACTCAGAGCCCTCTCGCAATCCTCCCACTCCCTGGTTGTCACCGCCACTCAAGCAGACGCCGCATCCTACAACACCAACACCATTGGACGGACCAATTTTTCAGAAGACAAACGGAAGTTTGCCCACGTCACCGGGATGGTGGGACTCAACGCCAACAGTGATGAGAAGGAATGTGGGTTAATGCGGCTGAACTGGATCGTGCTTCGGGAAAGTCCATTCAGTGAGACCCATTGCATTCATGTGGCGAGTTGTCTGGAGATCGGAAACCCGGCGGTCCGCTCAACCTTCTGAGTGGATCACCACCGTCCCCCAGGGACCGCCCAGTCGTCCGCTAAGGACATCGGATCACCTCCCCGTCAACTCACACGGAAAACCAACAAAACCCCTGAAATCGCCTAGAAACAACCCGGAAAAAAAAGGCAGAAAATCGCTCAAAAAGGCACTTACTGTACTGTTCATGGTTTTATCTGTCGATTATAGTTAAGGAATGAGAAACAAGAACACAACACCAAACACGGAGACCACGACCATGACCAAGACAACGAAAACAAACGATCTCTCAATGGTAGAAACAGAAGTCATTGAGAATCTTCTGGAAACCATTTGTGACGAAGATGACCAAGACACAATGAAAGAAGTTGTCCAAGAATGGTTCCTCACATTTGAGGGCGGTCTGGACCTCGACGAAGATGAAGTCATGGATGATTTTCGGATTTATGTTGAAACCACCCGTGGCGATGTCACCTGGATGTAACACCACCCCAACCAAGGAGACCAAGACCATGAAGACATTGAAACAATCCATTCCCATCAAAATCACTTTCCCTGGAGGGGAGACAGGAGATGCGGAAATCTGTTGGGAAGATGGGGAGATGTTGGTGACAATTCCCATACCTTGGCCGGACCAAGAATTGAACTTCTCATCTCAATGGTGGGAACAGCTCACCCGATGTTGTCACGTCTTTGTGGATGGTGAACTAGCCCACGCCGTGTCCAGTTTTGACATGGAGAATGGGATTCATGTTGAGCGAATTGAATCCCAGGACGCAAAAATCTGACAGTGTTTTCCGATCCTCAATGCGAGTATAAAGCAGACAAGAAACTTTTCTATGGAGACCTCTCATGACAAAGACGATGAAGAAACGGATTGTCTCAGAAGAAACAAAGCGCAAAATGAGTCGCGCCCAAAGATCCCGTCACCGGAAGAAGAATGGAAAGAGTGACCGTGTGACCGAAGCCATCGGGGCTGGGATTCACGCTCATGAATTGTTGATCGCCACCAAGGGTGACGTGAAACGAGCGATTGAAATTGTGAAGATTGTTGATCTCACTGTCAAGCTTGGGGGTTGATCATGTTGGTTTTATCCCGTCGCGTCCGGGAAGAAATCCATCTTCTCATTGATGGGGAGGTGGTGGCAAAAATCATCTTGGTGAGTTCTCAGGAGAACAAAGCAAGAATTGGAGTTGACGCTCCACCGGAAGTGAAAATTATCAGACAGGAATTGACCGATACACCAAAAAAAGAAGGAGTCACCTTGTAGCAAACAGAAAGACCCAATGGAAAACAACAAACAATGGATTGATCCAAATTGAAAACCTACTCAACAGGAGAAAGCAGATGTTCAAAGTGACAAAAACGGCATTGGTGAAGTTGTTCGTCTCCCTGGGATTTCCCACCGCAACGAAGTGGGATGTCTCACGATTGAAGAAGAAGGTGGAGGGACTCCCGGATGTCATTGACGAAGACACCGATGCGGGAGACAGCCAAGACCTCTTGGACAACCTCTTGATCGCCCTGGACAATGAAGATGGCATCTCCGTTCAGGATGAAGATGACGTGGTCAAGGATGAAGATGACGTGGTCAAGGATGAAGATGACGTGGTCAAGGAAACTTTCACGGCTGGACCAGAAGTGGGCCGAGACATAGTTGTCGAGACGGAGACGAAGAAGAAGAAGAAGAAGAAGAAAGTGGCGAATCACCTGCCACCAGAAGGAGAACCCAAGGACAACGGAAAGCCCAAGAAAGTTGGTGTCATCGCCAGCATTGTTGAGTTCCTTTCCGCATCTGATGAGAAGAAGCCGATGACCAAAGAAACCCTTCTTGGGAAGTTGGAGAAACGATTTCCAGACAGGGAATCCAAAAGCATGATCTCCACCATCGCAACCCAAGTTCCCAGCCGCTTGAAGTTGAGTAAAGGGATCATCTGTTCCAAGAACAATGAAGGTGGTTGGTGGATTGACTGATCATCCTGGTTGGCCGGTCCCCGTGGTGGGTGAATCCCTCCGTTTCATCTCCACGGGGACTTTTTTGAAGAAGAAGAAGGAGAAACATGAGTCCCGACAACCTTGATGACATTGAAATTGACAAAGCCTTGGCGGCTCCGTGGTATTCATACAAAGTCACCGTCCACCGTGTGATTGACGGGGACACGGTGGACATGATTGTTGACTATGGCTTTGGGCTGAAACAGAAACAACGCATCCGTCTTCTCCATGTGGACACACCAGAGAGGGGACATGAGAAATGGGGTGTGGCTACGGAGACCTTGCGGATGTTCTTGGAGATGGCTGCGAAGAGAGACCCAGAAGGGAAAGACCGTCTCCATCTGGTGAGTCACAAAACCGGAAAATATGGGCGATGGCTGGGTGAGATTTATTCCCTGGACATGGTCATCAACATCACAGCAGACATGGAAGAGTTGTGGCCGTATCAAGGGCGGGACATCCGATGGTAGTTAATGGAGGAACAAATGGGACTCATGGACAAATTATTTCCCGTCGAATCACCAGGAACGTGGCAAAGCACAAAAAGGTTTTCTGGATTTTCCACATGTTTCCGCCAATGGAGGTCCGTTGATTCTCACTGTCACCTTCTCCACGGCTACGGGATGTCATTTGATGTCAACTTTGCTGGTCCCCTGGATGGAAGGAATTGGGTGATGGACTTTGGAGCATTTCACGAGAACGGATTGAAAAAAGAACTCCAATCATGGTTTGATCATACGACAATAATAGCAGAGGATGACCCTGAACTTTCCACGTTTGTTGAGTTGGATGAGAAGGGATTGATTCATCTCCGAACTATGCCCAATGTTGGGTGTGAGATGTTCGCCCAACACGTCTTCCACTTGGTCAACAGACTTGTGGCAAATGAAACTCAAGGCCGGGTCATTGTGAAGAAAGTCCGTTGCATAGAAACTGAAAACAATTCCGCGACATTCAGTAGGTGAGACATGGAAGTGAACAGCCAACCCACGGAAGGATTGATCACCCTGAGTGAAGGAAGAGTGGAGATCGTCAAAGCCTGGTTGACCGTCCAGGGAGAGGGACCACAATCAGGAGTCCCAGCCGTGTTCATTCGTTTGGCCGGTTGTAATCTCCAATGTCCGTTTTGTGACACGGATTACACCTCTTCCCGCAAAACATATACGCCGAGTGAAGTGGTTGAGTTGGTGAGGGGAATCCGCCTGTCAGGATTGGTCGTCTTGACAGGCGGTGAACCCGTCCGCCAGAACATTGGTCCCATGATCACGGCTCTCCTGGAGGATGGCTACAAGATCGGGATTGAAACCAATGGAACTCTCTTCCGTTCCAACATCCCTTGGGAGAGGATCACGGTTGTCTGTTCTCCCAAGACTCCAAAGATTCATCCTGAATTGATGCCCTTCCTTGATGCCTTGAAATATGTCATTGACAAAGACCATGTTGATCCCACGGATGGTCTTTCCAGTCAAATCCTGGGAGGACTCCCAGCCGCCAAACCACCACCTCCCCTGGTTCAATTCAATCGCCTTGTCATGACGGGGAAACCCGTTCCCATCTACATCCAACCAATGGATGAACAAGACCCAGAACGGAACCGGGAACACGTTGAGGCGGCGTTGAAAGTTTGCTATCAATGGGACTACATTTTGTGCCTTCAAACTCAAAAACTTATTGGATTGGAATGATCAAATGGTAAAAGGCTCAGCAGAAAGAAACAGAGACAGAGCAATTGTGTCTTTCAACGGAGGGATGGATTCAACCACCGCACTCGCCACCGCCCTGGCTTCGGGACTGGAGGTGGAGTGTGTTGGTTTCGCCTATGGATCAAAGCACAATTCTTATGAGTCAGACGCCGCCATGAAGATCGCAGAACATTACAACGTCCCATTCTCTTTGATGGACTTGACTGGATTGATGAATGAATTCCAATCCACCTTGATGAGTTCTGGGGGTGAGATTCCAGAAGGTCACTATCAAGAACCAAACATGTCTCAAACAATTGTCCCTGGGCGGAACATAATTTTCACTGCCGTGTTGGCTGGAGTTGCGTGGAATCTGGGAGTCCAAGAAATTTGGTGTGGGATTCATGGGGGAGATCACAAAATCTATCCAGATTGCCGCCCGGATTATTTCTATTCGATGAGACGTGCGGTTGAGTGTGGGACGGAAGACAACGTCACCTTGATGGCTCCGTTTCTGACAGGGGACAAAACATCAATCCTTGCGTGGGGACTCCAACATGAAGTTCCCTATCACCTCACTCGGACATGCTACAAAGACCAGGAGATTGCTTGTGGGAAATGTGGTGCCTGTCAAGAACGATTGGAGGCGTTCCAGAACAACAAAATTGAAGACCCGATTGAATACGAATCCAGAGAAATCACGCCC